TATGCGCTCGGATCGGTACGCCGCTTGGCGTTCGCGTGCGTGGCCGATGCGTCAGATGGGTCATTCCCGGATACGATCGTTGCGGCGAAGTTCTCGGGTCGACTGACCCGCCTCGTCGTCAATCCCGGCGGCACGAGTTCGCGGTCGCCGAGCGTCTCGGCCAGCGCCTCAGCCTCGCCCTCCCTGAGTCCCAGCGTCTCGGCGTCGGCCTCGACCAGTCCGAGCGCGTCGGCCTCGGCGAGTGTGTCGCCGAGCGCGTCGGAATCCCAGTCGCGCAGCCCGAGTGTCTCGGTGAGCGCGTCCGTGTCTCCCTCTGCGTCGATCTCGCCGAGTAGTTCTGTGTCCCCATCGGCGTCGGCGAGCGCCTCGATTTCCCCGAGCGCCTCTGAATCCCCGAGTGCGAGCGTGTCGCCCTCGGCGTCCGTGAGTCCGTCGGTGTCCGCCTCGGCGTCGGCCTCGGCCTCGATCAGTCCGAGCGCCTCAATCAGTCCCAGTGCGTCGGTCTCGCCCTCCGTCTCGGCGAGCGCCTCGATTTCCCCGAGCGCTTCTGAATCCCCGAGTGCCAGTCTGAGTCCCAGCGTATCTGAATCGGCGTCGGCCTCCCCGTCGTTGTCGCCCTCCGTGTCGGCCTCGGCCTCGATTTCCCCGTCGGTCAGCGCGAGTCTATCGGAATCGGCCTCGGTCAGTCCGTCGGTGAGCGCGTCCGCGTCCGTCTCACCCAGTGTCTCCGCGTCGGCGAGTACCTCCCCTTCGGCCAGCGCGAGTCCTTCGTTGTCGCCATCCGCGTCCGTGTCGCCATCCGCGTCCGCGAGTCCAACCGCGGCGGCCCCCACCGACAACGTGGACATCACGCTGGTGGATCAGAACGGGGTGGACGTGTTGCAAAGCGTGGGCGTGAATGTGGACCTCGCAGCCACGACGGATGTGGCCATTGTGTACAGCGGGACGTCCGTGCATCCCACCGTCGACGATGCCGACACGTTGACGCTCAAGATCGCCAATAACGCGGTCGTGAGCGCGGAGCTTGTCGTTAACGTCTATTACGCCCTTGGGGTGTGAGTCATGCCCCTCACCCTCATCACCGCCCCCACGATTGAGCCGCTCACGGTCGCCGAAGCGAAGCGACAGCTTCGCCTGGGGGACAGCGCCGGCGAACCGGCCCCGACGGCCCCAACCGTGGCCTTGGCGAGTCCGGCTGTGGCGGGGAATGTTGACAATGGCGCGCATCGGTATCGACTCACCTTCGTGACGGCTGATGGTGAGACGGAAGGCGGGACGATCTCAAGTGCCGTGACCGTGGCCGACAAGACGGTCAACGGCAAGATTGAGCTGACGGCGATTCCGGTTGGGGGCGCGGCCGTGACCTCGCGCAAGCTGTATCGGACGACTGCCGGGGGATCGTCGTATCTGCTGCTCGCGACGGTCAGCGACAACACGACCACCACGTACACCGACAATATCGCCGATGGGTCGCTTGGCGCGGCAGTCCCGACGTCGAACACTACCGAAGATCCGGAGATCGTGCGTCGGATCGCGTCCGTGCGCGATCGTTGTGAGTTGGTTACGGGGCGGGCGTTGATCACCCAGACATGGGATCTGGTGCTGGATGGATTTCCCGTAGAGTCCTTCATCGAGGTGCCCAAGCCCCCGTTGTCGTCGGTGACGCACATCAAGTACTACGACACAGCGGGCGATCTCCAAACCTGGGCGGTGGCGAACTACGACGTGCAGGCCCCGAGTGGTCTCCGGTGCGCGCGCGGCCGGATCGCGTTGTCCCACGGCATTGCGTGGCCGAGCACCTATGGCGAGATCGGAGATGTCCAGATCCGCTTCGTCTGCGGATATGGGGCGGCAGGGGATGTGCCGAAGCTCCTCAAAGATGGGATGTTGATCGATCTGGGGACATTGGATCTGCAGCGGGAAGGGATCGTGACGGGCACAATCTCCTCAGTAGTGGACGGATGGATCGGGCAGATTTACAAGAGCTTCCGGTCCTATCCGACCCAGCGACTGGAGGCGGCCTGATGGCGCCGCCTCGTCGGGGTCGCATGCGGGAACGTCTCGCGATTCTCCAGCGTACGGCGACGACCGATACGCAAGGGGGCCGGGCGGTCGTGTGGAGCACGCTTGATAGCGTGGCCGCCGAGCTGCTGCCGATGCGGACGGCGGAACGGTTGCAGGCGCAAGCGATTCAGGCTCAGGTTGACTCGCGCTTTCGCATTCGGACGCGCGGTGACGTGACGCCCAGCATGCGCGCGCAATGGCGCCCGAGCTGGCTCGCGCTGGCGACGCCCAAGACGCTCGAGATCCACGGCGTGCTT